GTAATGGAGTTATCATAACTTCCAAAACTCATTGATTGAGTTGCAATTTTATTTACTTGTTCTTCTGTATATAGTTTCATAGGTTAATTAGTTTTTGGAGTCCATACACCAGTTGTTGTTACTTGGCTTTTAATAGCATCTACTTTTATACTATTTAAATTAGCTTTTCGTTGCTCATACTTTATAACGATTTGATTTAATATTTTTATTGTTTTCATAGGTTATTTGTTTTTGGAAATATATTTCTAATTTAATTAAATAATTGTTTTTAAATAGCTTTTTTTTAAACAATTAGAATTATAGTTCTAATTATATTGTTTCGGGTTTGTAGTTATCAATATCAAAGTAGCCTATCTTAAAGCTGCTTGGCTCTCGTCTTAATCTGCGCTTGGCAGGTTCGTAACCTTTGCTCTGGCAGTACGTTAGTATCTCTAAGTAGGTACCATCAATGTTATTCATCATAATGCTAATAGGCTCACTTGCGTAATATTTGTCTATGTATTCTTTGCTTAGTTGGGTCATAGTGTTTAATTGTGTAGTCAGTTAAAGCTGCCATTACAAAACCTGTTGCAATTAGCAGAAGGCAAATAGCGTAAATCATTTTGAGTAGATGTCTTGTAATTGTCCAATAAGGTAACAAGCTACTAAAAATACGGCTAAAAGTTGTGCGGTTTCTTTTTTCATTGTGTTTGGTTTAGTTGGTTAAATTGTGCGTTGTTCAGTCGCACCCCTGAGTTATTTAATTATTATAGTAATCATCTACCATATTGCAGGCAGAAATTTCAGCATATTCCCAATCCATTTCTGCACGTTTGGTTTCTTCGTTCATACCAAAGTACTTTCTCTCATTCTCTACTGCTTGGTCTAATGCCACCTCTGCATCAAAAAGAGAATCGTAAATAGCTGCACCTTTTGAAGAGTAGCCATTCCAACCTTTTAGCTGACCGCTTAATTGGCTAATTTGCTTAGATGCTTTTTCTACTTCGGTTAGTTGAGCAGGTACTTTAAACCAATCTTGCTTTAGTAGCCATTGTTGGTAAAAAGTAGGAGTGCTTAAAAATTGTTGACCTTTGTACTTACCGAATCTTAGAGTGAAGTTTTGCATAAAAAATGTTTTGTGGTTAATTGATACATCAAATATACAACCTTTTCACATTACACAATCAAATTGTGAAACTTTTTTTAAAAATTGTGATGAACGGCAAATATCAAGGATAAGCGGTAAATTATAGGAAAGCATACCTACCCGTGCCACGTTTAAGGCTAAAGTTCTGCCAAGCCAAAGCCAAAGCCATTACGGCATCATCGTGAAAGCCTGAAGGTGCGGAGTACTTAACCCCCGTTGCCGTGTACATATATTCAAATACTTCAAGTTCCTGGCTTATTATCCCATCAGGATATCCTATTTTACGTTGATGTATTGCAGCCTGTAAGCCTTCCATAAGTTGCTGCTTACTTGAACTTGTAAACTTTAAGCCTTGTATCATTACCCCTTCCCTTTGTAAGTCCTCTAAGATAGGGTCGCCAACCCCCGTAGAATCGACAAGGATAGGGCATTTAGGCAATCTAATGATGTTTTGCTTGGTATTATGCCAATCCATTTGGAAGCGGTCAAAATAAGCCACATTTCCGTTTTCGTCTAAACCTACAATAACTGTCCAATCGACCGACTTCGCTAAGTCAATACCAAAAGCTACAATCGGCATAGTAGTTACGGGGTGTATACAATTACGGATAAACTGAGTACCAAATGGGTTAGCTGCGTTCTCGGCAGGGTTTGCCATATACTCCTGCTCAAACACAACCTCTGGCAGTTGCCTACGGGCATCATCTATTTCCTGTGGGTCTATGTAAGGGTTATCGTATGTAGTGAACTTAAAGCTTTGCCAATCGGGTTCGGCTTTGCTAAACAAACTAAAGAAGTAGTTTTTACCTTTAGGGGTGCTTAAAAATATAGCTTTCCCTTTGTAGTCCGTTAAGGTAGGTCTTATCGAGTTAAGCCACCCGTCTTCTAAGTTAGGTATAAAGGAAGCCTCGTCTACTATTACCAGGTTAAACTTGCGCCCTCTCAGGTTATCCAATCGTTCCCCCGTAAAGAACTCAACCTTGCCACCATTAGGGAAACTAATATTTAAGTCCGATTTGTTATTAGGGAACGGAAGGCTATTGCATAGCTTCTCAAAGAATACCTTAGCCAATTTATAGGTCGGGGTTATGTAAGCAACCTGACCGCCTTTAATTGCGGTTGTAATACATTTTATTTGGCTTAATTCCGATTTGGCGAACCTTCGCCCACACATTACAACAATGTACCTGGCTTCGCAGTCAAGTATCTTCTTTTGATTTATATGTCCGTTCGGTAGTTCTATCCGCATTAAAGAATTGTCTTGCCGTCTACAAATACTATCTCTATTTTGTTATCGCTTTGAATATCTACTAATTCCTTTGGCTTACCATAAACACGGGTTAGCAAAGTTTCTAAACTATAAAGGCTGCCCTTCTCTAAGCTTTTACGCATAGCTGCTGCAATCGTTTTTTCAAGTATCGTTGCCTTTGGGTTATCCCACACTGTTTTAAGTTCCTCTAAGTCCATAGACATCATAGCCTGTATGGTGTCGTTTATCTCAGCAAGTTTATATCCTTGCTCTTTAAGTAGGCTTACATACTTCCTGGGTCTGCCGTTTGGGTTAGCAACCTCGCCTTTCTTAAATGGTTTTAAATTTTGTTCGTTAGCCATATCTTCTCTATTATCTCACTATTTTAAATAGGTAACCCGTTCTTTTTAATAACTAATGTTGGGTCAAGTTTACGCATTCGGTCTACTATTACTTGGCAATAGTCAGGACTCATTTCAACACCATAACAAACTTTTTGTTTTTGATGTGTCGCTACCATTGTTGAGCCTGAGCCTAAAAATCCGTCATATATAATTTTACCTTTAATATGGTCTTCTATTATTTCTCCAAGCATTCTTATTGGCTTTTGTGTAGGGTGTACCCTTTTTTCTTTTTCGCCTTCTCTAATCATACCATTCCATAATTGGTCATAAATTCTAATTGGAGTATGAAAGCTACACCAAGCCATTTCGCCATCAGCAAAAGTATTTCTAATATCTGTTCCTGCTCTTTTATTCCAAATTAACCACCCGTCGCTAAAAGGCAAAAAGTCAGTAAAGTAATTACCTCCCCAAATAATAAAATCATTCATCCCTAAACTTATACAAGTTTGGTAAAATTCTTGTGCTACATCTTTTGTTTCATCATTTGCAATAGGCTTGTATTGACCTTTTTTTGCAACACCAAAATCAGCACCTACCATATCATTCTTTACTACACTTATCCCATAAGGTGGGTCTGTAAATACCATATCAACCTTCTGCCCGTTCATTAACTTTTCTACTTGGTCGCTATCCGTACTATCCCCACAAAGCAATCGGTGTTCCCCTATCTCAAATAAATCTCCTAATACTATATCGGTTTCTATTCCCCCCTCTGGAACTGCAAAATCATCTTCCTCGGCTTCTATAACTTCGGCATCAAAACCTGGTATATCTAAACCCCAATCTATTAGCTGCTCACTATCCCAATTATTTGCTAAGTCGCTCCAGTCCCACTCGCCATAGCCTACGTTGTCTTTAACTATAAACTCCTTTTGTTGCTGCTCGGTTAATTCACTTGCTTTTATAATAGGTATCTCTTTAAGTCCTGCTTCCTTACAAGCCTTTAATCTCATATTGCCACCAAGCACAACCATATCGTCATTAACAACAATAGGTCTAAGGTTAAGCATTTGAGGGAACTCGTTAATTGACTTTACGAGCTTTGCAAACTTATCGTCTTTAATTATTCTGGGGTTGTTAGGGTTTGCTTTTACTGTGTTGATTGGTACGTTTTGTATCATAGTATTCCATTAATTATATCGTTTGCTTCGTCTATTGCATCTTCTTGGTCGAGGTAAGTGTCTACGTCTGCTATGTGTTTGTTAATCAAAGTTTCTGCCATTGCATAGGTATAATGTCCTATCGTGGTCATATCGTCTCCGTTTTTACCCGTCTTACATACTGCAAGGAAGTAAGCCTTGTGGGTAAGGAGTAGCCATATAGCGTTTAACTTTCTCATCTACCTTGACCTCTATAAGCTTTTTCTCTTGGCGTATGCTTATTAAAGGACTTCTTTGCAGAGCCTCTTTTGCGTTTGCCAAAGCTAACTTTGTTATTGTTCTCTTTAATCTTTGCCATAATTCTTTGAGTGTATGTCTTTTAGGAACTCTTTATATTGTTTTTTATCTCCATATTCTATGTGGCACTTCCTACACAATCCCATTAGGTTTTCAATCGTATCTTTGTCTTTGCTGCCACCCATTCCCCTCGCCTCAATATGATGTATGTCTACCGCTTGTGAGCCACACACTTCGCAAGGAATGAAGTCCGTTTTTTTATACCCCATTCCCTGCAAATATATTTGTGTGTGTTTCTGCATACCTTCCCCATTAAATTTTCCGTTGATTAATTGTTTAAAAAAATTAACTATGCAAATTATTTATTGTCTATTTCTTTTAGTTTGTTAATCGCCCATTCAATTCCTGAAACACCACCCCAGGCATCATACATTAACCCACCACAACCTTCGCTATAAGGCACGTCTTTATGTTGCTGATGTCTTTTAAAAGAAGCCATACGGGCAATGGTATCTCTACTAATTGGCTCACGGTTTGCCAACTGTCTTGCTCTTGCTTTCCCAGTTGCTTCTCCACAAGAACCCCAACCATTTTTCTCTGCCCATTCTATTGCCCTTTTTGCGTTATTAGTTGCACTTTCGGGATAGTCGGTATAGCTATCTGCGAACTTGCCACCTGCAAGAATAGCCTTCCAAACTTGCATTGCTTTTTCCTCGGTATCGTAAACGCAACCGCCTGAGCCTATTCGGTACTTGCCATTAGAGGCACATTTATATATTGGCATTTCTTATGTGATTATATATTTTTGTAATGTGGTTAATAAATTCTTTATAGTCCATATCCATTTTTGCTACATTACAAGTTTTGCAGCAAGTAACTACATTCCCTTGAATATATCCTTTTGAACTATCTATCCTATCAATACCATTATACATAAAGTTATACTTAAAATTAGGTTGATTATAGAGCATATTATTGCTATGTTCTGTGCCACAATAATGGCATACATCTTTAACTAATTTAAGTATCTCTTCTCCTGATAATGTGCAAGTTAAGCCTCTTTTTAAGTATCTCTTATTTAACCTGCTTTTTAATACATTTGCACAAGTAAGTTCTAAATTTTTATTACTAAACTGGTTTGTAAAATTTTGTGTTAGTTTACACTTTTTACATAAAGCACCTCTCCTTCTTATTTCCTCTGCTCTTTGTGTACACTCTATGCCACATTTATCACAAGCATAAGTACCAACAGACCTTAATCTGCCTGACTTGTCTACCTTTGTGTGATAAAATATTTTTGCTAATATTACTGGCATAGTTTACTATAAATATACTTTCGGTCTAAATTTATCTCGTCAAAGTTATACTTCTTTTGGCAGAACTCAAATAACTTCTGTCCGCTTTCCTTACGCATATCCGCATCGCTTACTAAATCTCGTATATGTTTGTACCAATCCTTTTGGCTTTTAACATAATGCACGGGCATATCTAAGTAAGGATTGACTTGGCTAACTATGGCAGGGTTCTTTTTAGAAGCCGTTTCTAATACCTTAAGATTCGACTTCATAGCGTTAAACTTGTTATCTACCAATGGAATAATTGAAATGTCGCTATCCGTATAAGCACCCATATATTCCGTAACCTTAGCGTAGTTGTAGATAGTAGGGTTAAGTTTTAGTCCGCAAGTAAAGGCATCTATCATTTTATCCCATATAGGCTTCTCCCCGTCATTGTAACCTGCAATAATAGTTCTTATGTTCATACCTTGCAATCTTTTAAACGGCTGCCTAAGTATTTCTAAATCTCTTTCGTGCGTTCCGCTACCGCTCCAAAACAATCTTACTTTGTAATCTTCCGTCTTGTTATCCTGGAACTGCTCTTTTCCGTATGGTAATGCATTAGGTAAGATGTGTACGTTCTTATTGTATTTAGTTATCTCGTCTGCCAACCTTTCGTGTGTGCAGGTGCATAGGTCTGCAATTTCTAAATAATCAGTAATTAGTTTACCTATGTTATTGTACTTATATCTTAAATACAACAAATGGCTTTCGCTAAGTTCCCAGTAATCGTCATTATCGACTACTAATTTAAATCCGTACTTAGTGCGCCAAGTGTCCATTTGCTTTGCATCTATCTCGTTAAGCATTCTATTCATAAGCACAATATCCCACCCTTGCTCTAATAGTTCGTCATTAAGTACATCGGTAATAAGTGCGTACTCTTTTTCCATATTAACTATTGGCATCATAATTCTATGGTAGCCAACTCCACTATTTGCTGAAGTTATACAAAGTATTTTCATAAGTTTATATAATAAGTTTTATTTCCATTTGTATAACCAGATACATTATTACTATGCAGATTCCAGGTTTTTTGTACTAATTCATTTTTATTGTAACCATAAGCATCAATGCTATTTTGCTCAATATGATTAGCAGTATATTCTTTAATGAATTTCGTATGCAAACCTGCTGCTCTGCATCTCGTACAATAATCTAAATCTATTGCTCCATAAGGGTCAAGTTCTTGATTGAATGCACCAACTCTTTTTATAGTTTCTTTTGTGATAGTGAAGTTACCAATTAAATCAGCCGTGTCATTACCTGTACTATGTAAAGGAATAGAACAAATACCAATAGTTTTGTCTTGTAAAAAGTCATTTCTTATTTGCAACCAATTATCAGGTTCTAATATATCGTTACCCATAATAGTTACATAATCTATATTATCAAAGTTTAAATTCCTTAACCCTTTATTAGTTGCAAATGCTATACCTTCTTCATTAATGATAGTAACTATATCAATATGCTTACCTGCATTTTTGATATTCTCAAACAATGTATTGATGTTCCTATCTTTATAGTTTAAGTATACTATTGCATTCATTATCTTATGTTTGAGCCGATTTCTCGTGCAGGAACTCCTGCGTATTTAGTATTTGG